ATCCGCTACGCTGTCTGATCGTGGCACTGTTACCATGCCCCTTATGCTGGACTGGGGCAATGAGAGCGGCGTTTTTGAAGTCACTAACGGTGATTTCCAGAAGTCCACTATGAAGCTGTTCGGCTACGCCTACACCGATGATAAGATGAAAGGCTTGCGTGATCTTTTCAAGAAAGCAAAGACCCTGTACGCCTATCGTCTGAACGGTGGCGGCAAGAAAGCAAGCAACACCTTTGCTACGGCAAAGTACAGCGGTACGCGCGGCAATGATCTGAAGATCGTGATCCAGAAGAACGCGGATAACGATTCTCTGTTTGACGTGTCCACCTATATGGGACTGTCTAAGGTGGATGCGCAGACCGTGGACAAGGTAAGCGCACTGACTGACAACGACTATGTTTCTTTCAAAAAGGATGCTACGCTTGCCGTTACCGCTTCTACTCCCCTCACTGGCGGCGAGAATGGCGCGGGTACGAGTGACGCATACCAGACCTATCTTGATAAGATTGAGCCGTATGCGTTCAACTCTATGGGCGTTGTCACTACTGACAAGGCAACTAAGGGGCTGTTTGCATCGTTCAACAAGCGTATGCGCGATGAGGTCGGTAAGAAGTTCCAGCTTGTCCTGTATCAGTACAAGGAAGCGGACTACATGGGTACGATCAGCGTCAAAAACAAGGTGCTGGACGATGGGGCAGATGAAGCAAGCCTTGTCTACTGGGTCACTGGCGCGGCTGGCGGCTGTGAGGTCAACAAGTCGAGCCAGAACGTGATCTATGATGGTGAGTTCACCCCCGATCTGAACTATACACAGGCGGAACTTGAAAAGGCTATCAAGGCGGGTGAGTTCACTTTCCACAACGTCAACGGCGTTCCCCGCGTCCTTGATGATATTAACACTATGGTATCTACCACTGATACTTGCGGTGATGTTTTCAAGGATAACCAGACTATTCGCGTGATCGATCAGATCGCCAATGATACCGCCGTTCTGTTTGCGACTAAGTATCTGGGCGCAGTTCCTAACGATGCGGCGGGTCGTACCTCTTTTTGGGCTGACCTTGTGAAGCTTCACAACGAACTTCAGAAAATCCGTGCTATCGAGGATTTCAAGGATTCCGATATTACGGTTGCACAGGGCGACACCAAAAAGTCCGTTGTGACTTCTGGCGCAATCTCTGTTATCAACGCAATGGGCAAGCTGTATATGTCCGTTTGCGTGTCCTAAAGAAAGGGGGTTAATGCAGTATGGCACAGCCTACGAATGCTTTTATGAAGTCTAAGGACGCGATTTCCGCGCGTCTGGCGGAATGCTTTGTCACCATTGGTGATCGCCGCTATAACTTCATGCAAATCATCAACTTTGAAGCAAAGATCGACAAGACCAAATCCAAAGTTCCCCGCCTTGGCACTATTATGATCGGCCACAAGTCCGTTGCACAGGAAGGCACTTACTCCGGCAAGGCGCATTACAATCAGTCCGTAATGCGTGAATGTCTGGCGGATTTCAAGCGCACGGGCGAGGATACCTACTTTGAAATTCAGGTCACGAACGATGACCCGGCAAGCGCGGCACAGCGTCAGACCGTTGTTTTCTACGACTGTCTGACCGATGGCGGCACGCTGGCTAAGTTCGATGCCGATTCGGAGTATCTGGATGAGGATATTTCCGGCACGTTCGATGATTATTCCATCCCGGAAGATTTCACCGAACTGGACGGTTTCGCCACTAACTAAGATCGTTGCCCCCGGATGTGGAAATGTACCCATTCGGGGGCTTTTCTTTGTAAAGAATGAGAGGTACAGAAAATGTCTAATTTTTCCTATTTTATGAAAGCAAACAAAAAGGTTAAGGGAAATGTTTTCCACCCTGTTACCGCTTCTCTGTGTGATGCCAACGGCAAGCCCCTTGATTGGGAGTTCCGGCATATCACCTCTGAGGAAAACGATAAAATCCGCGAGGGTTGCACCAAAGAAGTTCCTGTCACTGGTAAGCCTAACCTGTACCGCCCCCATGTGGACGGTAGCAAGTACACTAAGGAACTGCTTATCAAGTCCATCGTCACCCCCGATCTGTACAATGTCGAACTTCAGAACAGCTACGGCGTAAAAAAGCCGGATGATCTGCTGATGGCAATGGTGGACAATCCGGGCGAGTACAACGCGCTGGTTGCCTTTGTCCAGAATCTTCAGGGCTTTAACACCTCTTTCAACGATCTGGTGGATGAAGCAAAAAACTAATTGAAGAGGGCGACTGGGAAGCGAGTTTTGCTTTCTATGCCCTCTTGAAATTGCACATCTTACCATCCCAATTTCTTGAAATGGACGAACGGGAAAAAGCGTTCGTGATCGCGTCTATCAAGATCAAACAAGAAGATGATGCAAGGCAGAAAAAAGAACTTGAGAGGAAAGCAAGTCGGAAAGGACGGTGATTAAATGGCTTCTATCAAGACTTCAATCGAACTGTATGACAATTTTTCTGATCCTATGATGGATATTGTCAACGCCGCGAATGCTGGCACTATCGCTATTGAAAACGTACAATCCGCGATGAACGCGGGCGTAGATATGAGCGGTATTAACCGGGCTACGGCGGCAATGCAGTCTTTTGAAAACACGATGCAAGCCATTGAAGCACCCTCTTTTTCCTTTGGAGATGTGGACACCACCTTACCAGATTTGGGGGTTGCAACTCCAAACATTACAGTCCCGGTGATCCCCGTTGTGGAAAGTCGGCCACAAATTGACGTTCCCGATGGTATCACCGTACCTGTAACGGCGGAAGTTGTAGAGCAACCCCGAATTGACGTACCCGCTGGGATTGAAGTTCCCGTGAGTGCTGAAATTACGGAACAGCCACAAATTGACGTTCCCGATGGTATCACCGTACCTGTTGAACTTTCTGGCGTGTCTGAATCTGAAAAACAGATTCAAGATATTTCAACCAGATTGAACAACATTTTGAACTATCAGAACGCAATTAACAACGTGGGTCAAAACCTGTTCGTTATGCCGGGGGATTCGGCGGCAGAGATTGCCGGGATCAACCGAGAATTAGGCCAAATGCAGACCGCGCTTGATTACTTGAAAACAAATCCGTTTGATCTTGATTCGTCCGTTGCACAGTTGCAGTTGGGCAGTCTGTCAAGCGCGATTGACAACGTGATTGAGCGGCAGGAGCGGCTTAATGATTTGATGGGTAATGTTCCCTCACAGGTGTATAGCGCAACGCCTACCGTGCAGGATGCCCCACAGGTTGAACCTACGCAAGCCCCGGTAAATGTTCCGTTCAACTGGCAAGCTGACAATATGAACGTGTTTGAGAACACGGGCATAGAGCGTTTCCAGCAGGAAATAGAGAGTGCTAACACAATGCTTGTCGCATTGAACGACACTCAACAGCGGATCGCAGAAACGGCGGCAAGCGTTGACTTGTTCCCCGCGAATGCGGTTACTGATCTAAGCGGTATGCAAAGCCGCTTACAGGCGATTCAAGATCGTATCGTACAGATTGAGAACAACCCCTTAAACATGGGTACTAACGCCGCTAATTCGGAGTTGGAACAGTTGCGGGGGCAGTTGGATCAAGCTGTACAGGCACAACAAGCCCTTAACAGTGCCGTTGACAACATGGACGTACAGGCGGCAAATGATGCTTACTTGCGGCTATCACAAACCGTGAGCGGCACAGAACGCTATATCCGTGACAATGTGGACGAACAGGGGCGTTTTAATCAGAAAATCAATGAGGGTACGGCAAACGCCGATAACCTAATGAATACGATTAAGAGTGCCATTGCAACCTATGCCACGGTTCAGACCGTTGGGGTGGTATTTGACCTATCCGATACACTGACTTCAACAACCGCCCGTTTAAGCATGATGAATAATGGAGTTCAGACAACTTCTGAACTTATTAACATGGTGTATGCGGCGGCGCAGGATGCTAGAGGTTCTTTTGACCAAATGGCTGATGTTGTTGCCCGCTTTGGCAACAACGCAAGAGATGCGTTTGGTAGTTCGGAAGAGGTTGTTGCTTTTGCCGATCTGATTCAGAAACAAATGACCATTGCAGGTGCATCCACGCAAGAAGCCGCAAATGCGGAATTGCAGTTATCACAGGCACTTGGTTCTGGCGTTCTTCGCGGCGATGAGCTGAATAGCATTTTTGAACAAGCCCCCAATTTGATTCAAAATATCGCGGACTATTTGGATGTTCCCATTGGTCAAATCCGCGAGATGGCGGCAGACGGCGAACTTTCTGCTAATGTTGTCAAGGCGGCTATCTTTTCCGCCGCAGATGATATTAACAGCAAATTTGAATCCATGCCGCAAACATTCGCGCAAATTTGGACTTCGTTCCAAAACACTGCTTTAATGTCGTTTCAGCCTGTTTTGAACAGATTGAACGAAATTGCGAATAGTGACGCTTTTCAGCAGTTTGTGAATAACGCCATTGGTGGGCTTTCTGCTGTTGCAAGCGTTTCCCTTGAGATTCTTAACTCTTTGGTGAATGTTGCCGATGTGGTAGCTAACAACTGGTCGTGGATTTCCCCGATCATTGGCGGCGTAACAGCGGCATTGATGGCCTATTACGGTTCGCGGCTGGCGGTGAACGCTGTTGACATGATCGGCAACGGTATTCACCTTGCAACGGCGGCGGTAATGATGATACACGCGGCGGCAACTGGTACGCTGACAGCCGCCACAGCCGCAGAAATCGCGGCACAGAACGGCTTAAACGGTGCGTTGCTGGCTTGCCCTATCACATGGATTGTCATGGGTATCATCGCCCTTATAGCCGTGCTTTTGGCGGTTACAAACGCAATCGCACAGGTGACGGGTGCTACACAGTCCGGCGTTGGTATTATCACGGGTGTTATCGCCGTAGGCGGTGCGTTCATCCTGAATACCATTATCTCCCTGATTAACAGCGTTATCACGCTGGGCGTGAGTTTTTGGAATATGCTTGCCAATTTTGCGGCGGCTTTCGGTCTGATCTTCAATGATCCCATCGCCGCGATTGAAGTTATGTTCCTGTCGCTGTTTAACTTCATCGTGTCTATCGTATCTTCGGCGGCGGGCATTCTTGATACTATCTTTGGTTCTGATCTGCAAAGTGCGGTTCAAGGATTTCAAGATAAGATTCAAACCCAAATCAACACCACTGTTGAGAACGCCGGGGGCGACAAGCCGAAAACGCTTGACCCGTCTGATTACACTATGGATCGCATTTCTTATGGGGATGCGTTCAGCATGGGTGCAGATTTTGGAGATGGCGTTGTCGGTGGAATTTCCGACTTTTTCAACAAAACTTTCAACATGGATTCCATTGCACCCTATTACAATAGGGTTGGGACCGGATATGGTAGCCAGCCATATTCCATTCCAACTCGTACCTAAGTTACAATAAGAGAGTAATCGGCTGACGCATTGCGCCCTGGGCAGTTACGCCCGCAACAAAGACAGTTCGCCATCTCTCTTGTTGTAGCATTCGTTTTAAGCAGGTTGAGCCACCGCCAAGCGGAGCGTTCGTGTCACCCAATAGATTGAATCGGCAACGAGTAAAGATGGATTCCGGTTGCAAATACAAAAAATGGAGGAAAGATCATGAAC